AAGAAGATGGAGACGGAGGTGCTATTATTCGTGGAAAAGCTATCTGGTATCATTACCATCCTGAAGAATGTAAAGATTAAGATTTATATTATTATTTTAATTGCGTTATTTGCGTTCTGTGGGCTGTTTTATATGCTCCATAGGCAAACACACGTGGAACAATCTACACCCACCCTACAGCCTAAAATAATGAACGAGAAGGCTACTGTAGGAACTAAGACTACCGTAGCTTACGTTCCAAAAGAGCGAGAGTTGGTTTACGTTAATAATGTACCAACGTATGTCAAAGAAGATACAGATGTAGAAGCTAGTATTGAAAAGCCTGCTGTTACAGTTAAAGTAAATGGCAAAAAACAAAAGTTTGATTTACAGCAAAATGAAACACAAAAATTTGAGAATGGTAAAGTAGTATTAGACCAAAAGTCTACTGTTGAATTTGACATTAAAGTACCAGAACGTCATGAACTTGATGTATACGGTCAAGAAGAATTCCGTGCAGGTAAATTCCATAGCCAAGTTGGTATTGATAAGCATAACGGTAAATTAGTATATGGTGCTAAATATGATATTACCGACAAAGAACCTATTTATTATGTGCGTTACAATCTCGTAAAAATGTACACCAATTAAACATTTGACAAATTGATTTTTATATGTTACTATTACTATAGACATAATTATTTCCTCCTCAGTGTGGTCAGGGGTGGGCTTGACGGCTCGCCCTCGGCTGTGCTACAATCCTTACAAACCCAGCAACGGTGCGTGCTCAGCAAAGGTGTTGACAACCGAACGCTAGGGTGCTACAATGTGAGTAGTGGTGGAGCCACAGAACTTGCTCTACTGAAAGGAGAAAACTATGGCAAAAAGAAATTTTGGCGTATCAATGTGTGGTCGTATGGAATACACTCGCAGAAAGCCAAGAAAAGCGTATTGTAAAAATTGTATACATTGTTTATTGACTGAACATAGTACGGAAATGTACTGCAAAAAATATAAAAGATTTAAGTCAATAAGACAATCAAAAAAGCCATCTTGTTTAATAGCAAGATAGCACTCTATATGAGCAGAGGTGGACCTGTAATGTGTACGGGCGGACAACGGTCTTGAAAACCAATATAGAAGCCGACAGGGACTGACATATAGACTAAATATATCAGTTGGTATCATATCGAGATAGTCGTTGACACTGCAAGCCGACTTTAAAAAATAACAGGGGGCGGACTCACCATTCCTCAATAGGGGCTGTTGGGCACGCCCTTTTGTCGTGCACTTTCCTAGATTTTGTCCCGTCGTAGATGGCAGTCGAAACAAACTCTTTTGAGTAGTAGATAAAGCTACACCTAGGCTACTTTAGTATTAACTATGAAGTTTCGATAGTATACCACAAGTATACGTTGCTCCCATGTATATGGGGGCAATACCTCGGCACTAACTTGGGCAATCATCAAGTATAGAATACATTAGATATTCATTAATTAATATATACTACAATCAACTACGAAGTAGTTACAAACGAAGTGCGTAGTAACAGATATAGAGTAGATGCTCAACATTACTACCAATAAGTGATACAGTTACTTGGTATTCATAACTGGTGCGTTCGCAGAATATCTTCACTAGCGTTCAGATATTGATTAGTTGGTAATACACATAAGAAAAAGAAAATACGAACAAAGATATTCCTTCTTGGTATTATCTACAACTACAGCAACTAACGATGTGAGTATTTCACCTAGCGTAGCGGTTCTACAGTATCAGTATTTTAGGTATTTATAACACTACCACTTAGAGCGTAATAACATTACTACAACTTAGCATATAAAACAAAGAAGAATAACATTACTCAGCGTAATATTGAATTACACTTCGTAATACGTTACACTTAATAGACCCCTTTATGGGGTCCTTTTTTATTTGACAATTTTAGTATATCATGTTATACTCAATTAAAGGAGGTAATATATGGATAGAGAAGAAAAAATTAAATTAATTGAAAGTTATCATAAAAGTTTAGGTTATCAAAGTTGGTTGCCATTCTATCTTGATAATTGTAACACTGGAATTAGTTTAGATACTATTTCTGATGATGAATTACAGAAGGTATTATTATTTATGGAAGATGATTACGCAGATTTATAAGGAGATATTATGAAAGGTTTTATTAATGTGTTAAAATGTGTAATATGTGCTATGATTGCTTTTATTGTATCAGATTTGGCTGTAAATAATCCAACGTATAATGCAGAATATATAGTTAAGTTATTAGTTGTATTTTCTGTATATTTAATTGCTTTTGGTATTTACTTTGAAATTGGAGGAAAATAAATATGAGTAAATATGTTATACATAAATTACCTGTCGATATTAGTGATGCTAAGCGTGAAGAATATATTCGATATATGAAAACTATAGATAATCAACATAGTAATACATATTTTGTTTCTATATCGAAATATGGTCAATATTTAATTTCTGATACTACTAAAGCGGCAGAACCTATATTATTATTTAAAACTATACGATTAACAGAAAGCGAATTTATCAAATCTATTAGTTGGTATGTATTACAAATATCATATGATAAAGGCACAGATGGTATGTTTATAAAAAAACTAATAATACATCCTATGTTAAATGGATTTTCAATGTCTAATGAATTTGCATACTATTATTTTAGAAGTAACGATAAAGAACCTCAAATAAAAATTATTGAAAAAAATATAGTGCCACTTATTCCATATACAGGAAAGATTGAAAAAACATTAACATTAAATTCAATAGTATATGAAGATGAAATCGCAACACTTAAAAATATGATTGAAGAGCGTAAGCAAGAAATATATCGTTATATGATTGGTAATATTATTCTCAGTAATTGTGATATAGATAAATACGAGGTAACTATATGAATTTTACAGATTTACATAGTCATAGTTTCTATAGTAGGCGTGATGCATATTCATCTTTAGAAGAACGTGTAAAGCGTGCTAAAGAAATTGGCTATACAGCCGTATCTTTAACTGACCACGGCACTACATCAGGTTTGACTTCTCATTATATTACATGCAATGAAATGGGTATTAAGCCGATTTTAGGTATGGAAGCATATTTTTCATATGATTTAAGTATTAAAACACGTGATAGTTATCATTTAATTCTATTGGCTAAAAATACAGAAGGTCTGTATAATCTAAGAAGATTATCTACATTCGGTGCATATCATCACTATTACAAACCATTAATTGATTATAATGCTTTACGGCAATATAGTAACGGCATTATTGTTAGTACTGCTTGTGTAGCTGGTCCATTACGTAATGAATTATTACGAGATGAGTTTATTACTACTATGACTGATATTTTTAAAGATGATTTTTATTTAGAAATACAGCCACATGATTTTCCTCTACAATGGGAATACAATAAAGTCGTTGAAGAACTAGGTAAACAATACAATATTCCTATTATTGTTACTGGTGATAGCCATTATGCTTATCCAGAACAAATGCAAGCTCATCGTGATTTTCTATTATTAGATAGAACTTTAGCTGATAAGAAAGCTCAAATCGACGATGCTTATACAGAAAAAGCTAAAGAAAAATATCAAGAAGAATATAATCACATGTTAGAATACTATGGTAGTCGTGATTATCATATGTGGACTATTAATGAGTTTAAGAAAGTAATTCCTAATCAAGAATACTACGATAATGTTGGTAAAATTATTTATAAATGTAATGTAGAAATACCATTTGGCGAAAACCATTATCCTGTATTCCCTGTCAAAGACCCTGCTAAATACGTAAGAGACCATTGTGCAGATGGATATAAACTACATCGTATTGCAAAGAAAGAAAATAAAGACGTATATGTTAATCAAATTAAGCATGAATTAGATATTCTAACACAAGTAGATTACAATAATTACTTCTGTATTATTCATGATATGTTACAATGGGCACGTAAAAATGGTATGCGTACTGGTGCAGGTCGTGGTTCTGTTTGTGGTAGTTTAGTAGCGTATTTAATGGGTATTACAGAAATTGACCCTATCCAATACAACCTCGTATTTGAACGCTTTACTAATCCTGAGCGTGTAACTCCATGTGATATCGACACAGATTTCCAACAAAGCAGAAGACAAGAAGTTATCCAATACATACAGGATAAATATGGTTATGCTTATCCAGTACGTACATTTGGTTTCTTAGGACCTAAAGCGGCAGTACAACACGCAGGCAGAGTACTTGGTCGCAAAGCATCTGATATGACTGCTATATCTAAAAATATCAATGATATCGTAGATATTAAAGATAAAGAGGTTAGAGATATGGCTAGTACATCAGTTAATCGTTTAGTTAATTATGGCACTCATGCTAGTGCAGTAGCAGTATTTCCTAGCGACCCTGCTCAATGGTGTGCTATTGAATATCAAGACGGTCAATATGTAGCGGCAGAAGATTTCCACATTTTAGAAAAGCAAGGTATTCTTAAATTAGATATTCTTGGTTTAGCTACGTTAGATATTATTGATGATGTGTTAAAGCGTGTAAAAGATTGTGATATACATTCCATTCCTTTACAAGATGATAAGACTGCAC